CATTCTGTTCGCTTTCGTACTCCACTCTTACTGCACCATCGTCCACGTCTTCTGTAACTCGGACCACTGAACCATCGTCGAGTTTTTTTTGGTGAATGGATTGTCTCTCAGCTGTTGCAAATCTTTTAGTAACATCATCACCCTCGATGATAACTTTGTTAACCAATTGATCAAACCATTCTGGTTTGCCAGGCACGTTATCTGTTTTAATTATCGGAACTTTACTAACACCTCTAGTTAATTTTAAAGGTGCAAGAACTTTACCTACGATAGGTAAAGATACAAGACCACCAAATATTTTTAAGAAAGTTCTTCTGGTCATGCCATCTTTAAAACCAATACGTCCACCTGTTGCATTAAGTTCTCTTTTTTTCTTACCACCAGTCTCCATATTTTTTAACACGTTTTCTAATTGTAAAATTCCCTCTTCTGTGATTCGTGGTGAGTCATCAATAAGTCTCATGTTCTGACCTGCTTTGGCCACATCTCTAGCTGCTCTTTCTGCTGCCTCTTCCGACATACCCATGCCCTCCATCATCATTTTTTTAGTTTGAGGAATTATTGTTTTTTCGGCCTCCTCTGCTATTCGTTTTGCAATTGCATCGTCCTTTGCTTTCATATCTTTTGCAACTTGTAAAGCTCCTGCAGTGATACCTTTTCTCTGTTTTCTTAATGCCTGTTGCTGAGCCCTAATCGTGTCGGTGCCCATGATACCCTCTTTGATATTAACTTTACCTCGTACATCTTCCAACATTTTGTTAAGCGCTTTTGGATTTGACAATCTTAACATATCTAATGCTGAGAGATCTACACCTTTAAATTTATCTAACTCTTTGCCTTTTTTACTCGAGTATTTTAATATCTCTCTTAATAGTGCAAGACCTCTTGGATTTGCACTACCTAGAAAAAACCCTGCACGTCCACCTGTTGCAAATGTTTCGTTATCTGCATCTGGGTCAAAATCCGCCGGTCCATCATCATAACTAGATTCCTGACTATCAGCATCTTTTTTTGATGGTATTTTTGGTGGCGCACCTTTTGGTGTTTGACGCGCCTCAAATCTCATTTTTGATAAACCTTGATACGCTTGATCGTAAAGTTTTGTTTGTTCTCTTATTGGAAGATCATCATAAACTAATCCCATACGTTCTGCTAGATCCTCTGCAACCAAAACTGCGTCAGTTCTCGTATCTCCAGAAAGAGATGGAGACATGTTATCTATTGCATCCTCAACTCTTTTTTGTTTCGCTTTTATTCTAGCGATACCTTCTTTGTTGCTTTTTTCTAATCTTGCTTTAATCTCTGCATCTGTTTCAGCTTGCTTGCCTCCCATGATTCTAGATCGTGGATCTATTTCTTTACCTTCCATATCAAATATTTTTCCTGTAGATTTAATTCCCTCTTGAACTTTTGGTCTATCGTCTATCATCCTGAGAGCGTTCTCTACTTGATTGGCATTCTTTAGTGATTTTGGATCAACACCACCACGCATTAATCTTTCTGCTGTCATCATTACATTAAAATCAAAGATATCTTTTCTAGGTAGGGTTCGCATGACTCCGGTCTGATCCTTCATCATTGTTTTCATTACCCATTGTCTAATAGCTGTCAGCATTATTTTTTACCTTTCGGTGGTGGGTATCTTTTATGGGGCAAACTTTTATAGTAATCTCTTAAAGCTTCTCTCTTAACTCTCGCATCTATTTCAATAAAACTTTTACCAGGTTGATTTTTACGTTTTCTTGCGGCACCTGAAACAACATCAAACCTTCTTGTCTTCATTTGTTTTTTTGCTAATTCTCTGTTTAAAATATTTATGGTATTTGGGCCTGGAAAAGTTGGTTTGTCGACGAAAGCTTTTCTCATCTTAGACTTCATGATTTTGCCCATGCCTTTTGTAAATATTGTCATTAATAATAATTCCTTTTACGTTGCTCGACCTTTTCGTCGATATAATCTTCAGGGTGACCGATCAGACCGCCCTGTCTGAATCGCATGATGGCTTGTGTTGTTGAATCGACCAAGTCATCATGATCCCCGTATGGAAACGCAGCGCACTCTTCGATGACGTCGTCTGCAAATTTCTGCTCAGGTGCCCATATCATACCAGATTCGAATAGAGGTGCAACAGAATTTACACGTGCGTGCTTGTCGTTGCCTTTGCTGGGTGTGAAGTTTACCACCGGTATATCCATCTTTCGAAGCTCGTATGTAAGAGGTAAACCTGATGCTTTCGCCTCCACAATTACCGTCTCGGGTTTCCAATACTCGTATTGTTCGAGGGCCAATCTTCTCAGT